TTCCTTTTGTCCGTTTCAGACTGAACACGGCTTATCAGCCCTTGATTTTCCATTCTTTCCAGCATCGTCGTAAGAGATGTTATCGCTAATCCGCATTTGACCGAGAGTGACCTGATCGAGATTCCATCCTCCTGCCACAGCACATAAAGAATGCGCCCCTGGGCTCCATTGAACGCATCAATATTCTTTTCGCTGAGAATCTTCTCAAAAATCCGGTCTCCAAGTTGTTTTATTTTGGTGACAAGAAATCCGCCATTTGTTTTCATGCAAATACTCCTATATAGTAGTTTATAAAATCATACTATATAGGAGCTTTATTGTCAAGAGCTTGTATGTTTGAATAGAGGTAAATTCCGTTTTTTCGTTCTTTTTAAAAGCATTAGACCCCATGTCTTTTTGAGTTTTTCTACCGCTTACAATCAGGAACGACCTTACAGACAGCACCACCTTGGAATGACCTCAATCCTCGTTACATCGCCGGTACAGATGATGGTGCAAACACCCGGCTTGAGAACAGGAAACTCCGTACCCTTAACCTTATCGTTTTTGAGGATGGTGTCTTTGAAGCAGTTCATCAATTCACTGTCGATCTCGATGTACTCGTCTAAGTCGGAAATCATCATGCCCCGTCCTTGGGGTTGTATCAGCAGCGCCACCGTACCGCTGCCATAGAGTTTGATGTACGGTCGGCTCTCAAAGGCAGTCGGATTGGTGATCGTCAGTTCAGAACTGTCAGCCGACACCGTCTCCTGTCCTGCAAAGCTGTATTTATACGGCTTGCAGTTGAAGGTAACCGTAAAACTTCCGACCTTGTTCAGCTGCTCCTCAATGTCCAGATTGCCGGAGATGACACCGTAGCGGAAATACTCCGCATCGTAAGAGTCGGTGATTTCGTGGTATCTGTCCGGCTCGGAATAAAGCCAGCCCTTAATGTCCCGCAGGACAGCGGCAAGTGCGGCTATATTCTTCCGAGCGAGGAACACTGTGTAGGTCACCTTGATGTTGGCAAAGCGGCGGTTCGGATTGATGATGTCACCGCTCCTGCCGGGAATGGAAATGAACTCCGCATCGTATTCCGGTGCGGAGAACACGTCCTTCTTCTCGATATGCAGACCGAACTCAGCGGAACTGCGGCCGTTGTAGGTAAAATAGGTCATGCGAACACCACTCCTTTCCGCTGGGCGAACTGGTTCGCCGTTTCCATGACTTCGGAGGTGAGCTGACGGATATCCTCACTGCTGTAATTGTTGAAGTTCGTAATGTTCAGGGCAATGGTGAAAGCGGATGTCGCCTTGCCGACCACACCATCCACGGCAGAGCGGATCGAGCCGTTCACATCAAAGTCGGTGGGCAGGGCTGTCTGCATATCGTGGGCGAGGTCGCCCATGACGCCGTCGATGTCCTCTGCCATCCCTTCTGCGGCTTTGACCGCTTCATCGCCGTTGTCGTCAATGGAGCCTGCAAGACCCTTGACCAGCATTTCACCGACCCATGCCATCTCCTTCGAAGGTGAATGGATGCCGAAGAAATCGCAGATGCCGTCCCAGATGGAGGAGATCCACCCGGACACCTTATCCCACAGCCACGAGGCAAGCTGGGTAATGCCGCTCCACAGTCCCTTGACGATATTGCCGCCGATCTCCACGATTTTATACATCAGAGAGCCGAAGGCTTTCACGATGCCCGCAATGATCTGCGGCACGGCCTTGACGATCTCCACGATGATGGTGGGCAGGTTTTCAATCAGGGCAACGAACAACTGAACGCCTGCCATGATGATCTTATCGATGTTTCCGACCAGCGCATTGACAATGCCGGAGATGATCTGCGGAATGGCCTGCACGATGGTCGTGATGATCTGCGGCAAAGCCTGTATCAGCGAAATCAGCAGGTCGATGCCTGCCTGAATAATGAGCGGTATGGCATTCAGCACGGCAGTGATGATTCCATCAATGATTTTCGGGATTGCTTCCACGATTGCCGTAATGATATCCGGCAATGCGGCAACAAGCGAGGTCAGAAGCTGAATGCCTGTTTCGATAATCTGCGGGATGGAGTCCAGCAGAAAGGTAATGATGCCGTTGATGATCTCCGGCAGAGCGGCAATCAACACGGGTATTGCGTCCAAGAGTCCCTGCGCAAGACCTGTGATAAGCTGCAAGGCTGCATCCAAGAGCATTGGCAGGCTGTCCACCAGACCTTGTACGATGGTAACGATGGCCTGCACTGCCGCAGGAATCAGCGTGGGCAGCGCATCCGCAATGCCGGTCACAAGTGTAGACACCAGCTGTACTGCTGCCTCAATAAGCAGGGGCAGATTCTCGATCAGCGTGTTCACGATGGTCATGAGCGCGGACACCGCCGCCGGGATAAGCTGCGGAAGCAAAGAAAGCAGCGTTTCCAGCACCTGCGAGAACAGTTCGGTGACTGCTTCCAGCAGTGTGGGCAGCAGTTCACCCACAGCCGTCAGCAGGGCATCCAGTGCCGTGGGCAGAGCCGCCACGATGTTCTCAATGACCGGGGTGATGTTCGCCACCACGGTCTTGAAGGCATCCACCATGTTGTTGCACAGCAGCTCCATGTCAGCGTCCGCATCACCAAAGCCTACGATGAGGTTCGACACGGCGGATTTCAGTGCATTGACAGAACCGGAAATGGTGGCTTCCGCTTCCTTGGCGGTCGTACCCGCAATATCCATACTTTCCTGCATGACGTGAATGGCTTCCACCACATCTGCATAGGAAGATATGTCGTATTTAACGCCGGATATCTTCTCCGCATCGGCAAGCAGTCGCTCCATTTCCTGCTTTGTGCCGCCGTAGCCGAGCTTGAGGTTGTCGAGCATCGTGTAGTTCTGCTTGGCGAAACCCTGGTAGGCATTCTGAATGGAGGACATATCCGTGCCCATCTTGTTGGCGTTATCGGACATATCCGTGATTGCCATATCCGCATACTTTGCGGCTTTCTCGGTATCACCGCCGAGAGACTGGATCAGGCTTGCGGAAAAGCCCGTGACCGTCTCCATGTACTCGTTGGCGGAAAGTCCTGCCGTTTTGTATGCGTTGGCGGCGTACCGCTGGATCTCCTGCGAGGAGTCCTTGAACAGGGTGTCAACGCCGCCGACCAGCTGCTCATAGTCCGCATAGGCAGCGATGACCTCTTTTCCGAGCTTCACGGCGGCGGCACCTGCGGCAACAGCCACGGCACCGAGTGCCACACCTACGGTTTTGAGAACCTTGCCGAAGCCTTCAAACTTACTGCCGGATTCCTCCGCAGCCTTGCCGCCCTCCTTGATAGCTTTCTCGTTTTCGTCCAGCTCACGGTTCATATCGTTGAGGGCGGCTTCGGCATTGTTGAGCTGAATTTGCCAGTTCTGGGTGCGGCGGTCGTTCTCTCCAAAGGAGGTGGCGGCATTCTGCAGAGCCTTGCGAAGGGTGTCGATTTTGGTAGTCTGCTCATCGATCTCTTTTCGCAGTACCTTATTCCGTGCGGCGAGAGCCTCCACGGATTTGTCGTTCTTATCGAACTGAGAGGTGGCGAGCTTCATTTCGGAGCCGAGCACCTTGAAGGACTGGTTGATGTCCGCCAGTGCTTTTTTGAACTCTTTTTCACCCTCAAGACCGATCTTCAGTCCGAAACTGTCTGCCATTCGCCGTCACCTCCTTAAATGCCGTCCGGGATAATATCGTCAATGTAGTGTTCGTGAGCAGGAATAGCCTGCCCGTTATACTGCTTGTGACACTCCCATAAGTCCAAAAGCAATCCAAACGGCATCAGCCACACCTCATCCTGGCTGAGATGAAGGTGGGCAAGGCCGTAATAAAGAAGCCGGGTAAACAGCTCCGCATCGGAGACCGTTACCCGACTTGCGCGTTTTTTGCGTCTTTCTCGCTTTCCACATTCCGCTTGGTGCCCTTGTAGAGCGCCTCCGTAATGGCGGTTTTGTATCCGGCGAGGTCGAGGGGCGTGGTCAGAAGCTCCACCACATCTTCGGTGAGCAGCTCCTTGGGGTGTTCCTTATCCTTGAGGTTGTGAATGAGGATGCTCTGATTTGCCAGAAGCGTGATAAGCCACACGATCTCTCCGATGGCCATTTCAAAGTTCTCGGACTTCATCAGCTTTTCGCCGAGATTCTCCAGCCCGCCATAGCGACCGGCAATCTCCTTGGTGGCTTTGGTTGTGAGGAGCAGCGTGTACTCCTCGTCACCGATGTTGATAACTGCGGTTCTTTCGTTATCCATTGTGCGTTACCTCCGTTAACCCTGTTTTTCGGGTGTCGTGGTATAGGTCGGCTCATAGACTTCCTTATACCAGTTCGTGATAGTCGCAGCGGTCACATCGCCCTCCAGTGCCTCCGCTTTCCACGGGTGCTTGCCGCCTGCGTCTGCTTTGTTGCGGCGCAGAATGGTGCCTTCAATAGTGGGTGTAGAGAAGGTAATGCTGTCACCCTTGGTGGCAAGGTTTGTCGCCGGAATACCGAATTTCACTCGGTACAGCCAGTAATACTTGTACTTGCCGTTGGACTTCTTGGCGCGGAAGCCCACCGCCACAGGGTCGCCGCCGTCCTCGGATGCGGAAATGAGCACCTTGTTTTTGTCGATGGTCGCACCTGTGAGGTCGGATGCCGCCGCAGAGCCGATATCATCAATGCCAAGGGAGAGTGTGCCGGATTTGAATTCCTTCACGATCTCCGAAGCGCCGTCATCGGCATAGAGCGTCGCTTCTGCCAGTTCCACCGAAAGGTCAGCGGAGATGGCTTTCGCAAGCTGCTCCGGCGTACCGTAGGTTTCCTCACCGGCATCGTTCTCGGTGATTTTTGCGTAATACAGTCTGTCAAGACCGATGGTCGCCATAACTTATTCCTCCAGTTCGTAGATTTGCGCCACATCAATGGCGTAGTGATGATAGCCGGTTTCGGCCTCAAAGCCGATGTACCGGCGGTCGGTAATATAGAAATCCGCACCAAGCAAGGCGCGGACAAGGTCATTTTTCAGTTTGGTGTAACTGTCCTTTGTGAAGAGGGACAGCCGTGCCTCCTGTGTCTCACAGCTGGGAGCGTTGTCGGCGTGAAGCTCTAAGTTGTCCGACAGCGGCGTGATGACCAGATAGGTGTCCGGTGCTTTGCCGGAGAACACACCCGTTTCCACTGGAACACCGCAATGCTCGGCGATGGTTTGTAAATCGGATAGCAGGCTCACAGCTTTTCCACCTCCTCATCCAGTGCCTTGGTCATGGCATCGATGCATTCCTGCCGGGACGCCGTTTTCGCAGGTTTCAGAAACGGTTTTGCAGGCTGACCGTGCTTGCCGTATTCGAGAATGTTGGCAAGTTTGGCGTTGCTGCCGCCGTCCGAGCGAGGTTCGGCGAAACCGACCTTGATGTCGTGGTTACCGTCCCGGTTCAGCTTGGAGGGAGAAAGGCCAAGCGCACCTTCCAGTTCGCCTGTGGTGCGGGATTTGAACTTTGTCCCTCTGCCAATAACGGAGGAGAGATTGCTCTTGACTTTTTTCAGCACCACCTCGCCACCGGCCTGCAGGACGGTATCCGCAACGCTGTCAAAGTTGCTGCCGAGCTTGGAAATCTTCAGAAGGAAATCCTCCGGCATTTTCATGTCGCACTTAGCCAACGGTCGGCACCTCCTTCTTTGCCAGCACCTCAATGTACATCCCACGCCCCTTTACATCCTCCACGGACACAATGTCGTAGCGACAGTCATCGCAGATGAGAAACTGGTCGGCAGTGACCGTCAGCCCAGGAATACACCGAAAGCGGAACAGGTCGGTCGCTTCACTGAATGCAGCGAGGTTCGCCCAACGCTGACTGCCGTGCCGGCCTTCCCGGTACACACGGACGGAAGCGAGGACTTCATTCTCGGAATGAGTGAAGCCCTCGCTGTCCTTGACTTGGCGGGTTTCTACAATGTCGGCAAAGCCGTTCATTTTTCCGAAACTCATACCTGCCACCGCCTATCCAAGCGGAGCAGCAGATTGACGGTGTTCCACACCTGCTGCGCCGCTCCGGTGTTATCCGCAAAGAAGCCGGCCGTGCTGCCGTCCCGGCTTTCATAGAAGTGGGACGACAGCATGATAACGGCTTGCTCTGTGGTGGCTGGCATGGGGTTCTCCGTGTAATAGCCCTCCGGGATGTGCTGGTAGCTTTCGGCGTAAGAAACAGCGGCGGTGATGTAGCTTTTTAGCAAGGCATCATCCGCCGTATGTTCCAGGATAAGGTTGGCTTTTACTTTGGAAAGAAGCTCGTCCATCACCGTCGCCTCCTTTCATTAGGTGCCGGAAGAGGCTGTGCCCTTCTGCTGCAGCACCTTGATGGCTTCGGGCAGAATGAGCTTGCCGTCCAGGCGCTTGGATGCGATGAAACCGATCTGACCGGTCTCCGCAAAGCGCTCGTTCAGGCGCTTGAAGGTAATACCCAGGCGGTCGCCGATCCAGTAGTAGTTGAAGTCGCCGAAAGCAACGGTCTTCTGACCGGCCGCCAGCTCCGGAGCATAGGGAGAGGTGTAGATACGCTTGCCAAGCAGCGTATCGTAACCGCCATCATGCAGAGCAGGCTGCCACAGATACTGACCGTTGGAGTCCTTCAACTTGCGGATGTTCTTCATGGTGGAGTCGTTCAGAAGCCACACGGCATTCTTGCGATAGGCGCTGTTCAGAGAGTAGAACAGGTCGATCAGCTCGTCGGCAGTAATTGCAGTTGCGGAAGCCGCCGTGACGCCAAGCTGACCGCCGCCCGTGGCATTGAAAATACCCGTGGGCTTGCCGCTGCTGTCGCCGGTGAGGAACGCCTCTTCCTCCTTGTTGCCGATGCGACGGGCAAACTCGGTGCGGAAGTAGGCTTCCAGGTCAAAGGCAGAGTCGTTCAGAAGCTCTTCGGACACCTTGATCATGGTAGCAACCTTGTGTGCGCCGATGAGCTGCTGACCGAAAGCATCGTCGCCTTCGGGAATGGTGCCTTCCTCATCGACCCAGGCGGCAGTGCCCTTGGTGGCGACGATGGGGATCTTGTGACTGCCGGACGCAGTGGTAATGACATGAGCCAGGCTCCTGACCACATTCTCGGCTTCGAGGGACTGCACCAGCGTCTGCTCGAATTCATCGGGGACAAGGTAGCCGCCCTCACTGTCCACGCCTTCCTGCAGAGCGTTGCGGATCTCTGCAGTCAGCATACCGCCCTTGGTACGGGCCTGCGCCCAGAACGCCTTCTTATAGGTGTCGGAAGCACGGCCGGTCTTGGTGTCCACCTTTGCCGTATCGGGCTTCTGGGTGATGGGCGTATTGACCGGAGTGTTCAGTTCACGCTCGAAAGCGTCCAGACGCTCCTGGCGCTCAATCTCACGACCGAGGTCGACGATCTCCTGTTCCATCTTCTCATAGGTGGCGGTGTCCTCGGCGGAGAGGACGCCTTTGTCGCTTCTGTGGGAGTCGAGGAACGCCTTCGTCTGCTCCCAGGTCTTTGCACGCTGTGCGCGCAGTTCGTTGATCTTACTCATTGTCTGTATCCTCCTTAAGGTTTGATAAGTGCGAGTCTCTTTTCGAGCTCGGAGATGGGTGTGCCTGCACTTTTCGCAGGTTCGGACGGGGTGTGATGGCTCTTGACCTTGGACATGAGCGAGTTGGTGACGGCTCTGCGGCTGAACACGAAGCTGTCCTCCACAGCGGCGCTTTCACCGTCTGCCTTGAACAGCAAATCATCGACAAAGCCCAATTCAACGGCTTTGTTGGCATTCATCCAGGTCTCGGCATCCATAAGGTGACTGAGCTTGGCGCGGGACAACCCGGTCTTGATTTCATAAGCATTGATAATGCTTTCCTTGACTTCGGAGAGCATATCGATGGCCTTCTGCATCTCCTCGCTGTCACCGATAGCAACCGTCAAGGGGTTGTGGATCATCATGAGCGCCGTGGGCGACATGAGCACCTTCGTACCCGCCATCGCAATGACGGATGCGGCAGAGGCGGCAATACCGTCGATCTTGACTGTAACGTCACCGTGGTAGTCCATGAGCATATTGTAGATTTGGGCGGCTGCCACGCAGTCACCACCGGGCGAGTTGATCCAGACGGTAATGTTCCCGGAGCCGGACATCAGCTCATCCTTGAAAAGCTGTGGCGTGACATCATCGTCAAACCAGCTTTCCTCAGCGATCGTGCCGTTTAAGAACAGGGTTCTCTCTTGGATCTGTTCCTGCGTCTCCTCGTTGGTCACCGTCCTGCTTTTCCAATTCCAGAACTTCTTCATCGGATTTTTCCTCCTTTCCGTTATCGGTGTTGATATTTGCAAAAGCTCCGGCGTTTTGCAGCGGGAGCATATTGCCGTTGATGAGGTATAAGTCGCCGCCGTCCTCGGCCGGGATGCGGTCGAGGTTTTCCAGCTCACGGATGTCGTTGGCGGACATCCAGCCGTTCTGGCGGCCGATAGCGTACCCGTTCATGCGGCTCTGATAATCGCCGCGGAGCAGGCCTTCCAGATTGAACTTCACGAAATACACGGCTTTTTCGTCCTTGGACAGGAGCGACCGCTGAATGGACTGCTCCCAGCGGATGACCCAGGGGTCAAGGGTGTATTTCACGAACTCAAGGGACTGCTGCTCAATATTAGAAAAGCTCGATTTTTCCAGGTCGCCGACCATATGGGGTGGGACTCGGAAAATTCGAGCAATTTCATTGATTTGGAATTTGCGTGTTTCGAGGAACTGTGCCTGCTCCGGCGAAATGCCGATTGGCGTATATTTCATACCTTCTTCCAGTACGGCGATTTTATTGGCGTTGCCGCTGCCGCCGAAGGTGGACTGCCAGCTTTCCCGCACACGCTGTGGGTCTTTGATAGTACCTGGATGCTCCAGCACACCGCCGGGAGCGGCACCGTTGGCGAAGAACTTTGCACCGTACTCCTCACAGGCAATCGCCATGCCGATAGCGTTTTTTGCCATAGCGATGGGGCTGTATCCGACCAGACCATCGAAGCCAAGTCCGGGGATATGCAAGACTTCTGACGGGTCGAGATACACAGTTGTCCCATTGACAGTAGGAGCATCATCGGATTGGGTGGAGTAGAGATAGTAGAGTTTTCCGTTCTTGTCCCGGTTGACCTCCATGCGGTTGGGCATAAGTGGGTACAACGCCACCACTTCGCCTTTGCCGTTTCGGATGATTTGCGCATAAGCGTTTCCCCATAGGAGCAGGTGCGTCATAAGCGTTTCCCGGAATACGAAGGAGCTCATTTCCGGGTTCGGCTCATCGTGGAGTAAGTGGTAGAGCGGATGGTCGAGCGCCATTGCCTTGCCACCGCTGTCCGTGTATTTATATAGGTGTAGCGGCAGCCCCGCGACAGCCTCCGACAGGATACGGACGCAGGAATACACGGCGGTCATCTGCATGGCGGAGCGTTCCGTCACCGCTTTGCCGGAGGTCGTGCCGCCGAAGAAAAAGGCGTAGTTGCTTCCCATCGTGCGGTTTAGGGGCTTGTCCCTTGATTTAAACAGCCCTGAAAAGATACCCATTCGCATCACTCTCCTTCAAAATGGGCATAAGAAAAGCACCTGTCCGAAGACAGATGCTCTCGTTGTGTTGAATTCAGATCGTTTCAGTTTCGCTCAGTTGACGGCTGATATCCCGGCCACCATAAATCACGCGCACGGCATAGACCGTGCTTTTGGTTTCGTCCGGGTAATAGAAAATGAGATAGTTTTTGACCGGGAAGCAGCGTAATCCTTGACTTTGCCAAGGCTCCTCATCATAGAGCCGATACCGCATGGGCATCTGATCCAAAGAGAGGATTTCCTTTGTAATCGACCGCACCAGATTCACGGCGACCTGCGGTTCCTGCAGCTCATAGGTGATATAGTCCAGAATATCTCGAAGGTCCTGTTTTGCCTGGTCGGTGAATTCTACTTCCCAATTCATACGCCGTAGTCTCTTTTCAGTTCATCCATGACGCTTTGCGCAGAATGGGTGCGACCGGCACGGATATCCGCCATGCCTTTCTCAAGCTCTGCATCCTGCTGCTCCTTCGTCAAAGACCCGAAAGCTACCGGTTTGCGCTCCGGTAGTTTCACCTCGAACGGAATGCCGCGCTGCAGAACGATTTGCCGCAGGAACATACTGACCGCATTGGACATCGGGATACCCAGTTGATCCAGTACCTGTTCGGCCTGCTCTTTGATTTCAGGCTCTACACGAGCGAATACATTAGAAGTTCTTGCCATAGCTTATCGCCTCCTTGCGAATATAGTATACCACTTTTGCTTGCGATATGCAAGCAATTCGCAAGAAGTTTACAATTTCAGATAAACAGCAACCCTCTTGTGTCGTATACGCTCTCTACATTCTCATTGCCACAGCGTATAGCTCTGTCAAGTGCCATAATCGTTGCCACAGCACCATCGATTTTCTCTGTGGATTTTTCCTTGTCCGGCTTGATGTTGCCTGCCGGGTCGGTGCGGATGAAGATGTTGTCCATCATCCAGCGGAGAACCGGATGCCCGCCGTGGGCTATTTTCTGCTCCAGCACCAGTTTCATCAGCTCCTTGGTGGGCGGAGACATATCCTTGAATCCCTGTCCGAAAGGAACGACTGTGAAGCCCATGCCCTCAAGGTTCTGCACCATCTGCACAGCGCCCCAACGGTCGAAGGCAATTTCTCGAATATTAAAACGCTCACCCAGGCTCTCGATGAACTTCTCGATGTAGCCGTAATGAACAACATTACCCTCGGTGGTTTGGAGGTATCCTTGCCGCTCCCATACATCGTATGGCACATGGTCACGCCGAACCCGGAGATCAAGGTTGTCCTCCGGTATCCAGAAGTACGGCAGGATGATGTACCTGTCGTCCTCATCTTCCGGTGGGAACACAAGCACGAATGCTGTAATATCCATTGTGGAGGACAAGTCCAGACCGCCGTAGCAGACGCGACCTTCCAGGTCATCCTCGCAGACAGCGAACTCACATTTGTCCCACTTGTCCATCGGCATCCAGCGCACCGCCTGTTTCACCCACTGGTTAAGTCTCAGCTGTCGGAAGGAGTTCTCTTCGCCTGGGTTCTGCTTGGCGGACTCGCAGGCGTCCTTCACCTTGTCGATACCCACCGTGATGCCGAGGGACGGATTGGCTTTCTTCCAGACCTTCGGGTCCGTCCAATCGTCCGCTTCCTCCGCACCGTAGATAACGGGATAGAAGGTGTGGTCGATCTTGCGTCCCTCAATGATGTCTTTGGCTTTCTGGTGAATCTCATAGCAGATGGACTTGGTATCGTTGCCTGCCGTGGTAATAAGGAAGTACAGCGGCTGCATACGAGCATCACCGGAACCCTTGGTCATAACATCAAACAGTTTTCTGTTCGGCTGCGTGTGCAGCTCGTCAAACACCACACCATGGGTATTAAAGCCGTGCTTGTTGCCCACATCGGCAGAAAGCACCTGGTAGATACTGCCCGTTGGCTGATAAATGAGCCGCTTCTGGGAATCCAGTATCTTGACCCGCTTGGAAAGCGCCGGACACATTCGTACCATATCCGCTGCTACATTAAACACGATGGACGCCTGCTGGCGGTCGGCGGCACAGCCATAAACCTCGGCTCGTTCCTCGCCATCACCGCAGGTGAGCAGAAGCGCCACCGCAGCAGCAAGCTCGGACTTGCCCTGCTTTTTCGGAATCTCGATGTAGGCGGTATTGAACTGCCGATAGCCGTTGGGCTTGAGAACGCCGAAGATGTCCCGAATGATCTGCTCCTGCCAGTCAATCAGCTCGAAGGGCTTTCTCGCCCAGGTGCCCTTGGTATGGCAGAGGCTCTCGATGAACATGACGGCATAATCCGCTGCGTCCGTATCATAGCGGGAAGTTTTCTCCATGAACCTTGTCGGCTTGTAGTTCTTCAGTTTTCGCAATTTCTCACCCCCTCCGGCAGAGCAATAAAAATAGCCGCCACCGAAATCGGTGCGACCTTCCGTATAACGAGCAGCAGCCCCTCTCGGAGCCGTTGCTTTGAATTGTTGTGGCTTACCAGTTCTCGCTGTGGAGCAGAAGCTCCAGCGCAAGTTGTGTGTTTTCATCGGTGGGCTCAATGTCCCAGCCTCTGTCGTAGTTGCAGACGATTTTGCCGTCCCGCTTGAGCATGAGCTTGGAAATGCGTCCGCCGTCGATACCCCACTCGGAGCCTTTGTCGTACTGCTTCATCCAGTAGTGAAAAACCTCGCCGTTTACCTTGATGTTGCTTTCTTTCCACATAACCGTGTACCTCCGTTTGTTTTGTTGTGAGTGTATATTACCGTCATGTCCGGGATATATCCAGTCATTTCGGAGAATATACTACACAATCATTCGGAGTAAAAACTGTGTATATTACAGCGTTATTCCGGCTGGCGGCAGCGGTGAATGGAGGCGATGATCTGCTCCTGCTCCTCCGGTTTTACGCCGATGGAATCGAGCGCCTCCCGTGTGCCACAATCCGGGCAGATGAGTGTTTCGTTGTCGAGCCTTGAAAGAGCTGGATGCTCCCGGTAAGCTTGCCCGCACCTGGGACAGACTGATATTCGGATGATTTTATTTTCCCTCATGATGTTCCTCCCCACATTTTAGATAAGCGTCTATCAGCACAAGCCGGTCAAAGCCAAAATCGTCGTAGCCCTGGATGCAGGTCTGCATATAAGGAATGGACGGAATGCCGATGGGCCTGTCCTCATGCATGATGTACACGAATACCCGGCGCTTACGGATTTTGCCCGTGCGGATACCCTTGATTGGTAGGGTCAACTCCTTCTTGTAATAGAAGTTCGGGAAGCCCTCGTAACGGTCCAGGGCTTTTTCATCCTCTGCGGTGACTTCCCATACAGCAACAGGAACTGAGACGCCGGACTTCTTTTCCACCGTAAGGTAAGAGCCTGTTTTGCTGCCCTTGAAAAGCAGTTCGTAATCCTTGAGAACCGATGTGCCGATGATCCGTGCCGACGGGCAGCGCATCCGCATCTGACGGACATTGAGGTTGCTGCCGTAAGCGATGTAATAGCGTTTTTCCATAAAAAATACTCCTTTCCGAAGTTGCCTTCTACCACCGAAAGCCCGCTATCTGCGGGTTCGGGGGCCTCTGGGCTGCGTCCTTCAAGCGGCTGCTCTGCCGCTGCGGAAGGCTGCATCCCCATCCAGGCGCTTCGTGAGGAGTTCTCTTGCGGTCTTGAACTCGTCGCCAATAAAGCCGAGGCGAAGAAGCCAAGTGCGCATTGCATATTTGGGGTTCTCGTTTTGCTGGGGCTTGGGGCTTGCGGTTCTGACCGTCTTTGCCATCTGACTCAGGGCGAGGCACAGCTGAATGTAACTCTTGAGCTGTCCAGCGTGGAGTCCGTTCTGCTTGCCGTCTGCCGGGGCATCGAACTGGAAGAGCCGGAACTCGACCGTTCCCTTGGTGAAGGTGGCGTGAAGGTTCAGCATATGGTAGCGGCTGTCGTTGTAGTGCTGGCTTCTGCCGTAGTCGGCGTTCTGGCTGCCGTACCAAATATCAGCCAAGGCTGCCATGGTGGTGGGTTTTCTGTTGTTCAGCCGTTCCAGGAATCTGGGGTCAACCGTGCGGCAGTAGCGGCTGATGCGGCCTCTGTCGAGGTTCAGTGCGCTTGCCAGGAGGTCTTCGTGGCTTGCCATAATGTTTGCGAGGTTTCGGAGCGTTTGGGGCGTGTGCCCCTTGGCACCGATGTGGATGTGAACACCGCAGCCTCTGGTGGCATCGCTTTTTGCTCCGGCTTTGCGGAGGCGGCGAACCAGCTCCTGCAAGGTCTCCATGTCAGCGTAGGTGAGAATCGGCGTGACCATCTCGCATTTCTCACTGTCCGGTCCTGCGATGCTGACATCCTTCTGGAATTTCCATTCCCGTCCGCTCTCATCCCAAGCCGACCAGGTGCAGTAGCCGTTGCGGCAAGCGGTGTTCTCGTACCGCCCGGTACCGAAGAAGGTGGCTGCCAGCCTTGCGGCCTTCTCTCTGGTGATGCTGTTCATTTCGACCTCGACCCCGATGGTCTGCTTCTTCATTTCGGCTACCTGGTTTTCTGTTCTCTGGCTCATGTTTGTGACCTCCGTTTTTGGTTTGTTTTCCCTTTCGGTAGTCACATATTACCTCTGAAAGCACACTATATCCAGTTATATCTGAGCCATAAACTACACGATCTTGTGGTCTGAAAACTGTGTATATTATAGCAGTTTACGGCAGATATCCTCGCCATATGCCACGCTCAGACCGTAGCCGTTATCCCAAGCGATCATGATGCTGCCGATGTCATCCACACCTCGCACGGTGCCTTTCGTGCCGACAGGCGGTGACTGTGGGTCATCCATCTGAACAAGCTCCACACGGGTGCCGACCGGGTATTCCTTACGGATACGCTCGACAGTCTCTTTACTCGGAAATCTCATGCTGCGCACCTCCGTTTCTGAAAGCCGAAGAGCCGGAGAGGTTCTTCAGCAGGATTTTTCGAGCGGTCTTGTATTCATCACCAATGAAACCCAGCCGAAGCAGGAAACAACGGAATGCGTACTTCTCATTTTCAATCGGTTTTTCGGAAGAATTGACACGGCTTTGATTTCGTGCCATTTCGCACAGCTTGCAGATAAAGGTGTCATAGGCTTTCATCTCGTCCGGGGTTGGAGTCGCCGGGAACCAAGGGAAGGATACCTTCGTGTCCGTGATTTCCAGTGGCAGGTCAGGGACTCCGAGAGCTTTCTTGATAAGACCACCCTTGGCGGCAATGAGTGCCTTGAGGTTTTCCAGATTGCTGTCGGTGAACAGACTCTTCGGCATGGAAATGCAGACGGCGCAAGGCTCGTCCTCGTCATCAGTGTGGCTCTGGTCGATGTCAAAGCCCTCATCGTAGATGTGCTGCAGCAGGCGTTCAATGACCTCACTGTCGACACGGTCATCAGAGGAAAGGCTGCCGTTTCGGTCGATGGTGAAGTAATCCACCTCATAGTTGAATGTGGGTGCGCCACAGTACTTTGCGGGGACACCGAGCCAGTCGGAGATGGTCTGCACCAGCCGCTTGCGCTCTGCGCCCTGTGCATGGATTGTAATCGTCATGTTCGTGACCTCCTTGTTTTATGGTAGTCACATATTACCGTCAGGCTGGGCACTTATCCAGCTATATCTGCACATTTCCTGTGTAGATTATATCGGCGCATTATCGCCGCCGGACTGTGCATACCACACAATTCCGCAGAGTACGAACCATACGCACGGGAGTGCCACGCCGTTGCCCCACATCTTATATTCCGCACTGTCGGAATACGGGTCTTTCAGCCACTTTGCGACCTGCTTGTCGGACTTCATCTTGCAGCCGGTCACTTCGGAGTAGGTCTTGAACACCTTGTGCCAGAAGTACATTTCCTCATCGGACGGTTTTTCCGTACCGAGGTCGGCACACCAGTTGTCCGGGAAGCCTTGGAGTCTGGCGCACTCGGTGGGTGTCAAACGGCGGACGGTGTATCCGCTTTGGATAGCGCCCGGTCCTTTTGCCACCAGTGTCGGCTGAAGCTCCTTTTCAAAGGTCGGAGCGAACTTGGCGTTCTGCCCCTGGTTGAAGGTGTCCCTGCCAATGCCGTAGCAGACAGCGGTCGGGTCTTTGTAATCCCGTGCGAGGACGGTCGGCACTTTTTCCTTGGAAACCTGGGTGAAGCTGCCCGTGGTCATGGCATAAACGGCATGGCGGTCAACGGTATTTAAGGTGAAGCTGACATCCTCGTTGATGCCGTCGCCCTGGGGACCGTTCTTGTTCTCACGACCGATCATGGAACCTTGCAGCACAAAGGTCTGCTGTTTCATCCCTGCGTTGGCGCACACCACAGCGGAGCGGTCGCCGAGGTCACGAACCTCATCACGCTGATTCTGCGTGAAAGCAACAACGGCAATACCGCCCTGATTGCAGGAGGGGTTGCCGCAGTTGCCGTCAAGCGTCCGTGCGGTTTCCGCTTCGTAGATCCCGCTGTGGGGATTATCCGACTTCATGGCATTGGAATCCTTGGAGCAGATGCCGAAGGGCTGAAGGACGCAGGTGAAATTGTCCTTGTCCGGCATACGCTGATTTCCTCCGGCATTCTGCTTGGTGAGGGTCGGAGAAACCTGTCCGCCGTCCCAGCCGCAAGGCTCGAACAGCGTCTGGTCGTTGTTGCAGGACAAGGTGGCAGATTTGTTCTCTTGGATGAGAGGTCCCTTGCCGCCACCTTCACAGCCGGAGCGAATCTTCATCACAAGCGGCACATTGTTGCCACCTGTACCCATGCGGGAGGTCAGCGTCTGCACATTGCCGTCCTCGGAAAGTTTGACCCTGCTGTCGGTAGGATGGTTTTCGAGTGCCACCGCCGCAGGAACAACGCCTGCACGGAGCGTGGGAGAACACTCTTCCTCATAGCCGATGGTGCGGCTCTTTGCGGAATGCTCGGTGCAGAAGCCTGCCGATTCCATTACGCAGGGCGGATGATGCGCTTCTGCTCGGAGTGTGGAGGTAACCTCCTCGGTGACATCCATTCGGTTGCCACCCTGGTCGTTCAGCACGATGCCGTTACGACCGGTACTTATTCCGCAGTTCACGCCGAGGGTGGCGGAAGTGTCGTCCGTCAGACTGCCGTTGTATCCATCGAAGCCTGTCGCTCCAACGCAAGGCGTAAAACTTCCGGCAGCTCTTTGCCACGAGCGGAAGCCCTCCGCAGAATACCCAGACAGGCCTTCTGACTCAAATAGTATTTTTCCGGCACTTCTGCCTGCAAGATCTGCGACAAGGTAGATGCGGCGTCTTCGCTGGGGAACTCCCCAGTATTGTGCGTCAAGAGTTCGGTACGCAACGCTCCATCCATCTCCCATGTATAGGTCGGCGTAGGGCCATCGTGCCTTTTCAGGCATAGGCACCTCGGCATTCGGCTCGGCGATGCCGATGACCGCTTCGAGGACGGCTTTGAAGTCCTCGCCCTTGTTCGAGGAGAAGGCGCCAGGGACGTTCTCCCATACGATGTATCTTGGATATCTGCCACCTGTGGCACACCTCATTTCTTTGATAATACGGACGGCTTCATAAAAGAGACTGGAACGGGAGCCGTCCAGACCGTCCCTTCGACCGGCCACGCTCATGTCCTGGCACGGTGAGCCGAAGGTGATAATGTCTACCGGCTCGACCTTGCCGCCGTCCATGGCGGTGATATCACCGCAATGCTTCATAAAGGGCAGGCGCTTGGTAGTCACCCGAATGGGAAAAGGTTCGACCTCGGATGCCCATACCGGTGTGATGCCGGCCATCAGTCCACCCAAAGGAAAGCCCCCGGAGCCGTCAAACAGGCTTCCGAGGGTCAAAGGCTTATTCGTCATGTATTTTCACCTCGCAAGTGGTCTTTCAGAGCAGAATAAAACGCCTTGCTTTTCAGAGGTTTCCCGGCTTTCTGCCATTCCTCTTCAAAGTCAAAGCGTTTCTCCAGTTCGTCCACCGAGTAGTCTGCGCGGAATTTTCTCCATGTCATGCTGTCCCACGCTTTCAGCTGCTTCCACAGTTCAGGAAAATGCCGGTACAGCTTTCGCAGTTCTGAGAGAGACTGTAGTGGACAACACCAGCAGGACACCCTGTGGAATACTTCATACAGTCCGTCCCAATCAAAACCATGTTCATAACAATACTGAAGGCATTCCGCTTCGGTGATATTCCAGTCCACAAGCGGATGGCGGTGGTTTGGATTCTGATTACTCTTCCGTTCCAGCCGGTACCCCTCATCCGCAGCAAGTCCTACATACTCGATTACGGTGTAGGTTTCCCGCAGATTTCGCAGATACCGTTCTCTCGGCTCATTTTTCAGCCGTTCCGTACACCAGCGCATTTTCGGTCCCGCCCAGCCGTAGCCAAGATGGTCTGCACCGTACTTTTCGGCGAAGACCGTGCTACGCTTGCGGCGAATGAGATGCTGGCAGAAATAGTACTCAAAGGTATGCGGTGCCTTGATGCGTGTAATGGGTCTGCCGATACACTGCTCGACTTTATCCAGATGCGCATACAGTCCCGGAAATTCCAAACCGGTATCGCAGAAGAGGATATCATCGACCGGCATTCCTTTTTCCAGCATCATAAGCAGCATGGCGGTGGAGTCCTTGCCGCCAGAAAGGGAAACCACATGGTATTCCGGCTTACTCTGTTCCATCGCACACCTCGCTGAACTTATATTCTTTTCCGTCCCGCAGAACGCTGACCTTTTCATCCGAGCCGACCTGTTCGATGTATCTGCGGACAATGACATCGCAGAACTTTTCGTCCAGTTCGATGGTGCAGCAGATGCGGTCGGTCTGCTCACAGGCAATGAGCGTAGAGCCGCTGCCGCCGAAGGGGTCAAGCACCACGGAGTTCGCCATGGAGCTGTTCTGAATGGGATAAGCTAAAAGCGGGATAGGCTTCATGGTAGGATGGTCGCCGTTTTTCTTGGGCTTGTCGAACTCCCAGATGGTGGACTCTTTGCGCCCGGTGTACCACTGATGCTTGCCTTTCTTTTTCCAGCCGTAAAGGCACGGCTCATGCTGCCACTGGTACGGGGAGCGTCCCAGCACCAGGGACTGCTTCTTCCAGATACAGCAGCCGGAGAGATAGAACCCAGCAGCGTCAAAAGCCTTTCGGAAGTTCAGCCCCTCAGTGTCGGCGTGGAACACATAGATGGAGGCATCGTCCGCCATGACCTTCTCCATATTGGAAAAGGCATCGAAGAGGAAGTCGAAAAACTTCTCCGATGCCATGTTGTCGTTTTTGATTTTCCCGGCACTGCCCTCGTAGTTCACATTGTAGGGCGGGTCGGTAATAACGAGGTTCGCCTTGCGGTCGTCCATCAGAGCGGTGTAGGTTTCCCCCTTGGTACTGTCGCCGCAGATGAGCCGATGCCGCCCCAGCGTCCAGATGTCGCCGGGCTTCGTGAAGGTCGGCTTTTGCAGCTCGGCATCCACATCGAAATCGTCCTCTTTGGCTTCGATTCCATCGTCAAACAGCTTTGACAGCTCTTTTTCGTCAAAACCTGTGAGGAGCGGGTCGAAGTCTGCCGCCTGCAAGGACTCAATCTCCACACGCAGGAGTTCTTCATCCCAGCCTGCGTCCATCGCCATGCGGTTGTCGGCAATGATGTAGGCTTTTTTCTGCGCTTCCGTAAGGTGGTCGGCAAAGACACACGGCACTTCGGTGATGCCTTCCTCATTGGCGGCAAGAATACGACCGTGACCGGCAATTACGCCATAGTCACGGTCGATGATGACAGGATTGATAAAACCGAACTCACGGAGAGAGGAGCGGAGTTTGTTGATCTGTTCCGGGCTGTGTGTCCGGGCGTTGTTGACATACGGCACCAGCTTTGTAATGGGAACGAGCTGCATTTCGGTCGTTGTTTTCATCAGACAAGCCCCCATTCCGCAAACTTCTCGAAGCCGCCGGCCGAGCGGATATAGTTCCGAGCGATCTCCACGATTTCGGCGTAGGGTCTGCCGTCCACGGTATCGTCACCGATGGCGCAGCAGAGGGCGACCGGCTTTCCGGTTTCCTGGGCTTTGAGAAAAGCATAGATGTTGACAGACACATCTGCCTTGGAGAGATCCTTGCCGTGCAGACCGCCGCCAGTGACGGAGTCTGCCATATCGCTGCCCAGCTTGCGGTTGGTGGCACCGGTATCCACATCCGTGCCGCCCGTCCAATCTCCAAGGGGATTGATTTCGGCATCGGGATAAATCTCACGCAAATGCTGACTCTCGGCATTGCTCTGACAGAGAATGAGCCGGTCACCGTCCAGGATGTACTTGCCGTCATTTGGATACACGGAGAAAATGTTCCGTGCGATCTGCGACAGCTCTTTCTGCTCCTCGGTTACGGGCATTCCCTTGAAGATACCGTTGTCACCGCAGCGGACGCCGTCTGCCTGGTTGTCGGCAAGGTGACTGTCCTGCGGAACTTCCGCATAGTCAATGGTAAGGTTTCCTGCAATGCGGTGAACGGTGGCAACAACCTCCGACTTGTCCAGCATGACGGAGGTTTCCACTATGATGTGGCACACGCCGTGACCGATGAGGACTTCAACAGCGATGCGGGGATTTTCTGCTTTCTTGTATGCCAGGTCGACAAGCGCACCGGCAATCCTGTCCGCCACCTTGTCCGGGTGGCACGGATTTACTTTTTCAAACATGGTGTTACCCCTTTCTCGCACGGAGCAGACGCTCCATAAGGTCGTCCTGCGGCGTAGACTCGCCGTATTCCGTGCTGCAGTTTTCTTTCACGATCTGGAAAATCTCATTCCAGAGCCGAACCGCCTGGTTCATGTAGTTGATGCCGATGTTGATAAACGGAGACGGGATCGGCTTTCCTGTGGTGGGGTGCTTGGAGAGAAAACCCATGCGGTTGGTCATTTCCTCGCACTGCACCCAACGGGCGGAACACATGGCGTAGCGCTCCAAAAGCTGCGGCGACACCTTTGCGGCGCAGCCGATACCTTTGAGCCATTGCCAGGTTTCCGTGTAGATTTCCTGTGCCTGCAGGACGCTGCCGTCCCGCTGCTCGGCAGAAAGAAAATCATGGGGCTTCGGCATAGCAACACCCTCGACTTCGGGAATATCCAGCACTTCAAGTTTTCTGCCGCCGGGATTCCCGTTTTCGGCCTTGTCCTTGACTGCGGATTTCTTCCTTCCCGCACCGGGTCTTGCACCGCCGCGCCCGCCTGTGTTATTCGATTTTGTGGGCATCTGTGACCTCCTTTCCAGTGGCAGACAAGCCGCTGCCTTTAATTACTCTTTTGATTTCGCCTTTTTCGCACACGTGACCCCGGGCCGTTGCCCGACCGAAAAGGTCCCGGAGATTTTCATCCCCCTACCGGTCGCCGAGGTCGTGGTGGATCTTGGTGTGGCAGGACTGACAGAGGCTCATAAGGTTGTCCCTTGCGTGAGTGCCGCCTTTGGAAACGGGCAGAATGTGGTGAACTTCCTGTACCGGGGTCAGCCGACCTTCCTTGAGACACATCTCACAGAGGGGGTGCTCCGCCGCATAGCGGTCACGGATGCGTTTCCATGCTCTGCCGTACTTGCGATTGACATCGGTACTACGCTCGTATTTGTCGTATTTGCGGCGTTCCTCCACACGGTGCTGTTCGCAGAACTGCCCTTCACAGAGGTTGGGGCAGCCGGGATGAGAGCAGGGTCGCAACGGTTTCTTCGGCATCGTTTCACCTCCTTGGGCATAAGAAAAGCCCCACGGGATTGCTCCCATGAGGCTGTCCTCGATTCTTTTTCGCTGATTATATCATATCATAATGTCGAGGTGGGCATCTACCGACAAAGGCGGGTATTTACGGCGTCTTTCAGATCCGAATCGGGTCGGTGGGTACAACCACCGCCGAAAGCGCTGCCTTGTGCCATCTGCGAATGGTGCTTTCGTCTGCGTTCAACTCTCCGCCGATCTGCTCCCAGGTCATGTTGTGGATGTAGCGGTAGCGGAGAACCATGCGCTCGTTGACATTGGCAACGGTGTCCACAGTCGTGCGGATCTGCCGTTTCAAGTCAACGAGGGTGTAAATCTCACTGTTGACCACTTTTTCAAGATCCATGATCTTTTCCAGGCACCGCACGAATGGAGCATCCGTGTTGCGAGAGGTCTGCACTTTCTCCTCCCAGGACGGAGAGGAGATACCGCAGGCCATTTCCCGCAGGCGGGTGATCTCCGCAATGTTGGAATCGATACGCTGGTCGAGGCGGTATGCCTGACTGAGATATTCCTTTGCCGTCATACGCCGTACACCTCCCTGTGGAGTTTTTCGATCAGCACCTCACCGTCCAGAGAAGTAAGCGTCTGAAACCAGCTGGAGCGGAAAAACCGCTCACAATCCTTTCTGACGGATTCGGCATCCTTGTCCCAGGGGTATTTCTTCAAACGGCGCAGCGCACGGCAATGGTCTTTCGCTGCCGCCAGAATAATAGCGTTTGCGAGGTTCGTATAACAGGTTTCCATTCTCATCCCTCCAAGTTG